TCCGATCTGGCGACCCAGAAGAGCTTTGAACAGCTGGCCGGGAAGTACCGTACCGAATCTGACCCGGAAGATGTGGTGGCACATGAAGCCATCGAAGTCATTGAGCCGGATCAGTTTGGTGAGCTGGACGACTACGAGACTTCCTTTCTGACCTACTACGCAGACGGAAAGCTGGTGTTCGATACGGAGGATCAGCCCGTGGACGACGATGATATTCCAAAGATCATCGGCAACGAGGCGCTGGATCGCATTGGCGAGTTCGCACCGAGCGCTGTTCATGTCCGCAACCACAACTACCACAAGGATTACGAGATTCTCCGGGTTCGGGAGAACTGGCCCGGCAACCACGACGATGAGGAGGATGAATGAACTTTATGAGGGAGACGGAGCAGTATTATGACTGGCTCTACAAGATCGTCTGCGGCGAATGGGAACCCCGGAACCTCAGCTTTCACCGCTTACTGATGTATCTTTTTAACCGGGATTATATTCCGGCGTGCGAAATGGATGTCTGCCGGGCAACGGACGGCATCAACCTGCGGTACCGCTTTGCATCGGAGAATAATATTCCGTACGGGAAGATCGATGCGGTATTTCAGGGCGTACCCTGCTCTATGCTGGAGATGATGGTTGCGCTGGCGATTCGCATTGAGGAGCACATCATGGAAGACCGCAGCATGGGCAACCGTGTGGGGCAGTGGTTCTGGAGCATGGTCGTCAGCCTGGGTCTGGCTGCCATGGACGACACCCGTTTCAGCGAAGAGCGCGCGGAACCGATCCTGGCCCGGTTTATGGATCGGGACTATCAGCCGAATGGGGCTGGCGGTCTCTTTACGATTACCCGTACGTCCATCGACATGCGTACCATTGATATTTGGTACCAGTTGATGAGCTGGCTGAATGAGAATGAGTTTTGATGACATATGAATCAAAAATCTGCATCCCTATGGAAGGATTTGTTGAGAAGATACTCGACGATTCCCATGTGATGCTGCGAATCACGGCGTGCCGAGACGAGAATAACATTGGTCGGCTGATTCTGGCTGACCCGAATTACTGGAGGAAAATTGACAATGGAACTGACTGATATTTTGATCGACCTGAGCAACAGCAAGGCTGCACTGGAGGTGGCCAATCACACCATCCGCCGCATGAAGGGCAAGTGCATCCGGAAGAACATTCTCATCGCTGGCCTGCTGTGGTTTGGCTTTGTTTCCTGCAAGATGGTGAACGAGGCAGAAAAGCAGCGCAAGGAAGCCGATGAGCGTGCCCGTGAGGCAGAGGCAGCGCTGGCCCAGATGACCCTCCAGAAAGAGAAAGACGTATAAAAACCTCGGAGAAAGGAGGAAGTCAGTTACAAATGATTGATTTCCTGATGATTGCAACGCGGACGGGAAAACGCGGGACAATCGAAATTTATCCCAAATTCATCATCAAGAAGTCGAAAGACCTGATGATCCGGGGTTCTGATTTTTACGCAGTCTGGATGGAAGAGCGGGGGCTTTGGAGCACGGACGAACAGGATGCGCTCCAGATGATCGATCGCGCGCTGGATATTTACGCGGAGGAACACAAGCAGGTCTTCAATGACAGCTACCGTGTTCTACACATGTGGGACGCGGAGAGCGGGATGATCGACAACTGGCACAAATACTGTCAGCGTCAGATGCGGGACAACTACCACACCCTTGACGATACATTGATATTTGCGAACACCCCGGTCAAGAAGGAAAGCTATGCGTCGAAGCGGCTGCCGTATCTTCTGGAGGAGGGGAGCATCAGCGCCTACGACGAGCTGATGACTACCTTATATTCTCCCGAGGAGCGGAAGAAGATCGAATGGGCGGTTGGCGCGATCGTGAACGGCGATTCCCGCAAGATCCAGAAGTTCCTCGTGCTCTATGGTCCACCCGGCAGCGGCAAATCGACCGTGTTGAACATCGTCCAGAAGCTTTTCGACGGGTACTGGTCGGTGTTCGACTCCAAGGTGCTGGGGTCATCGTCCAATGCGTTTGCGCTGGAGGCGTTCAAATCGAACCCGCTGATCGCGATCCAGCACGACGGTGACCTTTCCCGCATCGAGGACAACACCCGGCTGAACTCGCTGGTATCCCACGAGACCATGCTGGTGAACGAGAAGTTTCGCAGCCAGTATTCCAGCCAGTTCAAGTGCTTCATGTTTCTGGGCACCAACAAGCCCGTTAAGATCACGGATGCAAAATCGGGTCTGATCCGACGACTGATCGATGTGGAACCTACCGGCGAAAAGATCCCTGCAAAAAAGTACCGTGACCTTGTAGCGAAGGTGGACTTTGAGCTGGGAGGCATCGCATGGCACTGCAAAGAAGTATACGAGCAGAACAAACATCTTTACGATGATTATATTCCGACCCGTATGCTGGGTGCATCGAATGACTTTTACAACTTCATGCTGGATTCCTTTTATATTTTCAAGAAGGAGGACGGTGTATCCCTGAAGCGGGCCTGGGCGATGTACAACACCTACAATGACGAGGCAAAGGTGGCGTACCCATACTCGCGCCGTGCGTTCCGGGAAGAGCTGATGAACTACTTCGAGGAGTACAAGGAACGCGCGGAGACCGTGAACGGCGAGCGGGTGCGGAGCTACTACAGCGGCTTCAAAGCGGAGAAATTCAAAGAGTTCCTTGACGAACCTGTGAAGGCAGAAGAACCCACTGCCGAGCCGGAAACGTCATGGATCGAGTTCAAGGAGCAGCATTCTCTCTTCAATGATATTTGCAAGGACTGCCCTGCGCAGTATGCGACAGACGATGGCATTCCGATGCAAAAATGGGAGAATGTCAAGTCAAAATTGGCCGAACTGGATGCTTCGAGACTGCACTACGTGAAAGTTCCGGAGAATCACATTGTCATCGACTTTGATATTCCCGGGCCGGATGGAAAAAAGAGCTTCGAGCGCAACCTGGAAGCTGCCTCCAAATGGCCCCAGACCTATGCGGAGCTGAGCAAATCTGGTGCGGGCATCCACCTGCATTATATTTACACCGGCGATGCAACGAAGCTGAGCAGGATCTACGACGAGAACATCGAGGTCAAGGTGTTCACTGGGAAGTCCTCTCTGCGGAGAAAACTGTCGAAATGCAATGATATTCCGGTTGCGACCATCAGCAGCGGCCTGCCACTGAAGGGAGAAACGAAAATGGTTGATACAAAGCAGATCCAGGATGAGCGGCACCTGCGTATCCTCATCAAGAAAGCCCTTGCCAAGGAGATCAGCCCCTATACGAAGCCCAGCATTGACTTTATTGCGCATATCATGGACGAAGCCTACGAAGGCAATGTCGTTTACAATGTGGACGACATGCGGAATGCGATCCTGGGCTTTGCCGCCAGCAGCACGAACCAGGCGGACACCTGCCTGAAGATCGTGGCGAAGATGCACTTCAAGTCGAAGGATGATATTCAGCGGGAGGCCCCTGTGGGGGAGGAAACGCCATTGATATTTTTCGACGTGGAGGTGTTCCCGAATCTGCTGCTCGTGAACTGGAAGTTCGCCAAGCAGGAGCCTGTGCACCGCATGGTGAACCCTGCACCGGACGAGATCGAGACCCTGACAAAGTATCGGCTGGTCGGCTTCAACAACCGCAAGTACGACAACCATATCCTCTGGGCCCGCATGATCGGGATGTCGGTGGAGCAGATTTATGCACTGTCCAACCGGATCATCAACGAGCACACGGGCTTCTTTGGTGAGGCGTACAACTTGTCCTACACGGATATTTTCGACTTCTCGTCGAAAAAGCAGAGCCTTAAGAAGTTTGAAATCGAGTTGGGCATCCGCCATCAGGAGCTGGGACTTCCGTGGGATCAGCCGGTGCCGAAGAGCCTGTGGGACAAGGTGGCCGAGTATTGTGACAACGATGTGATCGCGACTGAGACCCTGTTCTACTCGAAAAAGCGTCAGGCAGACTTTGTGGCGCGAGAGATCCTGGCCGACCTTGCCGGGATGACGGTGAACGATACGACAAACTCGCTGACAACACGCATTATTTTCGGCAAGGAAAAGCACCCCCGGCTGGTCTACACCGACCTTGCTACGGGAAAATCCGATGCGATCGTGGAAGTCGAGCCTGATATTTTGACGGACTGCAACATCATCAATGCCTTTCCCGGTTACGAGTGGGCCAAAGGTGAGGACGGCAAGTACCACAACATGTTCCGGGGCACGGACCTGGGCATGGGTGGTTATGTCTACGCTGAGCCCGGGATGTACACGAACGTAGCCCTGCTGGACGTTGCGTCGCTGCACCCGCATTCGGCCGTTGCCATGAACTACTTTGGTGAGTACACCAAGCATTTCAACGACCTGATGGATGTACGAATCTACGTCAAGCACGGCGAGTACGAGAAGGCAAAGGGGCTCTTTGGCGGTAAACTGGCAAAGTACCTCGATGATCCGCAGCAGGCAAAGGCTTTGGCGCAGGCGTTGAAGATCGCCATCAACTCGGTTTACGGGTTGACCAGTGCAAGCTTCGACAACCCGTTCCGCAACCCTAAGAACGCCAACAACATTGTGGCGCTTCGAGGGGCTTTATTTATGCGCACTTTGCAGGATGAAGTGCAGCAGCGTGGCTTTAAGGTCGCGCACATCAAAACGGATTCGATCAAGATTCCCGATGCGACCCCGGAAATCATTGCGTACTGCATGGATTTTGCAAAAAAGTACGGCTACACGTTCGAGCATGAGGCGACCTACGAGCGGATGTGTCTGGTAAACAATGCCGTTTATATTGCGAAATACATGACTGCGGACCGCTGTGAGGCGCTTTACGGTTATATCCCGGGCGACTGCAAGGACGAAGGCGGCGAATGGACGGCTACGGGCACCCAATTCCAGGTGCCGTATGTGTTCAAGACCCTGTTCTCCAAGGAGAAGATCGAGTTCACTGACCTCTGCGAGACAAAGACCGTTTCCAAGGGCGCTATCTATCTCGACAAGAACGAGGACCTGCCTGAAGGCGAACACAATTATATTTTTGTGGGTCGCGTGGGACAGTTCTGCCCGATCATGCCGGGAAAGGGCGGTGCTCTGCTGCTGCGGGAAGCGGGTCTGACGGATACCGGCGAACGGAAATATGCTTCTGTGACCGGAGCAAAGGATTACCGCTGGCTGGAAAGCGAGGCGGTCTATCAGCTCCAGATGCAGGAGGATATCGACAAAAGATATTTCAACCGGGAAGTCGATGAGGCAGTTGAGGAGATCTCCAAGTACGGTGACTTCAACTGGTTCGTTGGCGACGACGGTGTTGCTCCCTGGACAGCGCCGGATCTTCCCTGGAGCGATGCGCAGGAAGAAGCAGCAAGAAATTTTGATGTGAGGTGATATTTTATGACGAACAAACTGTACGATTCCAAAGGACAGCTGATTGGCTATATCAGAACCGTTGAGAAGGATCTGCACGACGACCTGATGAAGGTGATTCTTTCCACTGGTCACGAACTCGTATTTGGTCCGTGTGATCTGACCTCTGATCGAGACGGCAATTGGCGTATCCGTTCTGGCGCGCTCTATCCTCGGTGTGAGGGTAAGAAGACGGCTTCTGCTATGAGCACAGCAGCCATCAAAGACGTTATCTTTGCTCCTCCGGCCACGATCGTTTACTGGTCGGATGGTCCCAAGACCGTTGTGAAATGCAGCGAGAAGGATGTTTTCGACCCGGAGAAGGGGCTGGCCATGGCAATCGCAAAGCGTTGCGGCGGCAACAAGGGCAGCTATTACAAGGAGATCCAGAATTGGGTCGAGAAGAGCGGGAAGAAGTATCCCGGAAAGCCTGCCGCCGGAAAAGCTGTCGATCTGGACGTGCTGAAAAAGTACAGTTCTGAGGCAAATAAGGATTTTGAGAAGTTCCTCAGCGCGGCCATGAGCAATGATCAGTCTGGTACACTTCTCCACCTGACAGCACTCGTGGCAGATCTGAAAATTCTGGAAAATGAAATCAACAAGTAAAAAGGAGACTGATATTTATGTACACCAAGCGCCAGAAAGTCAATATCGACGATACCCGTTTCATCTTTACCACCAACTTCAGTGGTGATCCCAGCCGTGACCGCTTTGGCTCGGACAAGCGCCGCGTCAACGTGGTGATCCCGACCATGGAGCTGGTGAATCACCTCATGGATCTCGGCGTGAAGGTTCGTCAGACCAATCCGAATCCTGAGCGTACCTACGACGAGCCGTTCGTTCCGACCTACTTCGTGCCGGTGACGATCAACATGGACTCCAAGTGGCCCCCGCATATCTACTGGGTCACCACTTCCGGCAAGCGCCTGCTCTGCAACATGGACACGATCAGCCAGCTGGACTTTATCCGGGTCAAGAACGTCTGTCTCCAGGCAAACCTTGTCGAGAAGCGGAACACACCTGGCGAGTACAGCCTGTATGCGGATGTGATGTACGTTGAGCAGGATGCAGATGCTGATCCGTATGCAGAGCGCTATGCCCGGTTTGCAGCTCCTGAAGCAGACATGGCAGAGCCGAGCGACCACACCGAAATTCCGTTCTGAGGTGAAGCATATGAAGAAACTGTTTATCAGCGCACCGATGAAAGGTCGCACTGAAGCACAGATCCGGGCAACCATGGAGCAGATGCACCATATTGCTGAGGCTGTGTTTGGCGAGGAGCTGGAGGTAATCCAGACTTATATTTCTGATGATCCTCCGGCTGACGCGAATCAGGCAGTCTGGTACCTCGGTGAGAGCATCAAGAAGATGGCGGATGCAGACTACTTTATCGGGATCTACGATGAGGAGAAGGCGTTCCGTGGCTGTGCGATCGAAAACCTGGTTGCCCGTTCGTACAATATCCCGAGCTATGTGATCAACTTTGGTTTTGTAGCCCCTGATGTTACGGAAGCTCGTGCAAAAGCCAACCGGAAGTACAACAGCTATTATTGATCATTGATATTTTTCGAGTGCCGAGGTCAGTCCCTGGTCGAATGCCCAGTCGGTGAGTGCCCACGTCGCAAAATGGCGGCTCTAAGGAAACAGCTCGATTTATATTTTTGATGTGCAATTTGGGAGGTTGACAGTATGAAAGTTCTGAGAGTTCGCCCAAAGCATTACCCTGAAGTGATCGACATTGACTGCTCTCTGGAATCGCTCCAGAAAGAGGTGGAAGGCCCGATTCAGGCTGTTTACCCGTGGGACGATGAGGTGGCATTGATTTGCAACGAAGAAGGAAAGCTGCATGATGATTGCATGGAGAAACTCAACCGGACGCTCGACGGCCCTTATGGTATCCCCATTGATATTATCGTTGGAACATTCCTGATTGTTGGCCTCACGGAGGATGATTTCGGTGAGCTTTTGCCGGAGTTCGTCGAGAAGTACGAGCAGATGTTCCATCAGCCGAGAAAGTTCGTCACCTATACGGATAGTGAAGGCAAAGCGCATCTCGACGTTGATTATTGTACACCTGAAGAATAAGCACATGAGAGTCCTGGAGAAATCTTGGGCTCTTTTATTTGAGTCATTAGCATGGGCTGTACGGTGGGTTCGATTCCCGCATGACTCGCAACCGGGCCAGAGAGCCTGATATTTGAACAACAGAAGGAGTAAGGATTATGAGCAGAGAAAAAGTAAAAGAGATCGTCGATTACATGGTTTCGGAGGGTACACAGAACACCAACTACGGCTGCTGGGCCTTTGATATTCCGGAACTGTGCGACAAGTTCGGCCTTCCGCTGGAATGGTTCTATGAGCACAACGATGATATTTGCCGCGAACTCGACGAACGTGATGAGGTTGCTGATTACGAGCAGAACTACGACTGGAACAACCATCCGCTGGATTACGACCTGGTTTATTACACGGACTTCTGCCATTTTGAGGAGGTGTGATATTTATGGGCGGACTTCGCAGAGTAGATAAGGCTTGCAAAAAATGCGGCGCTATGATGTATCAGGTTCCGTCAAAAAGATTGTACTGCGATAAATGTCGAGACACCGTACCGCGTAACATGTCAAAGACGGAAGAAAAACCTAAAAAGCTCACACTGTCAGAAATCATGCGCGAAGCAGACAAGGAGGGCTTGCAATATGCGTCCTACTGCAAAAAGCACGGACTTTACTAAGAAAAAAGAGCTCTGGAAGGTGTTCAGAAAGCACCGGAAAGAGCTCTTTGCTTATACCGTCAGAGGGGAGGGCGAAGATGAGGAAGAGGCGACGATTTCGCTTCTGGCCTACGAGAATCACTGCAAGAAAAGTGACATTTATGTGACGTTGGAAATGAGGTGAGCGACCTGATGGCAGGTGTAACGCTCTACGACTACCAATTGGATGCGATCAACCGTATGAAAATCGGCTGCATCTTATGTGGAGGCGTAGGAAGCGGAAAATCGAGAACGAGTTTGGCGTTCTATTACAAACTTTACGATGGGGAGGTGAACACGGAGAATTATGTTCGTATGACAGAGCCCCCGGATCTTTACATCATCACGACTGCCCGGAAACGGGACACCGGAGAGTGGGACGAAGAACTGGCCCATTTCTACATGTCTACAGATCCAGAGCATGATATTTACGAGCACAAGGTCGTGGTGGATTCCTGGAACAATATCGGAAAGTACGTTGGCGTGAAGAATGCGTTCTTTATATTTGACGAGCAGCGAGTCGTTGGAAAAGGCGCATGGGTGAAATCTTTCTACAAAATTACGCAAAATAACGAGTGGATATTGCTCAGTGCCACCCCCGGGGACTGCTGGACAGATTACATCCCGGTGTTCATCGCCAATGGGTTCTATCGAAACAGAACGGACTTCAACAACCAGCATGTGGTATACAGCCAATTCTGCACGAAGTACCCGAAGATCGACCGGTATCTGAATACTCAGCGCTTAGTACGGCTGCGGGAACGGATTCTGGTTGACATGGACTTCAAGCGGCCGACGGTATCGCACCATGAGAATGTATTTGTGGAGTACGACAAGGTGAAGTATCTGTCGATCTGCAAGAACCGGTGGAACCTCTGGGAGAACAAGCCAATCGAGACCGCCAGCGAGTTCTGCTATCTGCTGCGGAAGTTGGTAAACGCTGATGCAAGCCGACAAGAAAAAGTGCTGGATATTTGTAAAGGCAGACCTAGGGTTATTATCTTCTATAATTTCGATTATGAGCTTGATATTCTGATGGGTCTGGACTATGGCAAGGACACCGAAGTTGCACAATGGAACGGGCACAAGCATCAGCCGCTTCCTGAAGGCGACAGGTGGGTGTATCTGGTGCAGTACAATGCCGGTGCTGAAGGCTGGAACTGCATCAAGACGGACACCATTATATTTTACAGCCAGAACTACTCATATAAGATCATGGAGCAGGCCTCGGGGCGTATCGACCGGCTGAATACACCGTACAAGGATCTGTACTACTACCATCTGAAGAGTAGGAGCGGTATTGATCTTGCGATTTCGAGAGCCCTGAACTCGAAGAAAGCGTTTAACGAGAGGAAATTTTATGGAGGACAGTGATGATCGAAACAATCCATGACGTAGGCGAATGCACGAGCATCGAAGAGTTGCAAAACCAGATTGATAATTACAACCAAGTGATTGCAGAATACAAAAGAGAAAATCCAATTTGTGCTGCAATCATTCTCAAGATGCACACCGATGAGAATTTCGCTCATTTTATGGGCCTATTATCAACGGTTGGTGCACTTGGGGCTCGCATCAAAGAATTGGAGGAGGCAAACAAATGATTAAGGATTCTGGAGATCGCACCGAATTTGAAACTGGTGCAAAGCGTGATATGCACGCAGGGAAGGGGCGCATGGACCTTCTGCCTTGGTATGGCATCATGGAAGTCAGCAAGCACTGCGAGGAGGGCGCACTGAAGTATGGTGAGCACAATGTAGACAAGGGTATTCCGCTGCATTCGCTGCTGGACAGCGCCTCTCGGCATCTGGCAAAGTACATGGTTGGTATGGACGATGAGGACCACCTGCGAGCTGCCTGTTGGAACCTGCTGTGGGCTCTTAACCAGCGCATGACCCATCCGGAGTTGGATGATAGGTTTGCGGTTCAAGCAAAGAAAAAGTCGTTGAAGTGCATTATGTGCACATGCGGCAAAACCCTAACGGATGAGCATGGCCGTGCTTTTCGTGACGTTGAACAAGATATTAACTTACCTATGTTAAGATGGATGCTCCGCTGCCCGGAGTGCAAGAAAGTGACCGTAGTAAATTGGAAGGAGTTCATCAATGAATAACTGGATGCGCGAAGTGGACTATGCAACCTACTGCCCGAAGTGCAAGAACTTCAAGGTGCTGGAGACGGATGAGCCCTGCAACGAGTGCCTGACGGAGTGTGCGCGGGAGGGTACGGTTAAGCCTCTGAAGTTTGAGGAGAAGACGCGAAAATAACAGACTCCTTTATGGAGAAATCCAAATACTGACTATAAAGGAGAAATATTTATGGCAAAGGTTTACACTATGGAAGAACTCGAAAGAGCACGAAAGAAAGCTCAAATTCGGGAGTGGTTCCAGGACAAAAAGGTAAAAGCACAGACTTGGTGTTATGAGCACAAAGAGCAGATTATTACTTATGGTCCGGTTGTTGTGGGCGGAATTGCAGCAGGAGCAAAAATGCTGTCGAAGCACGCGGCACTGGCCAAGGAGCAGAATCTGAAGGATTTGTACTGCTACGACAGAAGTTTGGGACATTACTGGAAATTGCGTCGGGAACTGACGAACGAAGAATGGCTAGAAATCGATAAGAGAAAGAAAAACGGTGAAAGACTAAGTGATATTCTCGATGATATGAGGGTGTTGGACTGACTTCATTATGGAGCCGTGGAGAAATCTGCGGCTCTTTATTTTCTGAACTGTAACAAAAAGGAGCGATTCAAATGCACGAGATTCAGGAAAAAGCCACGACCCATAAGGTCTTCATGAAAATCATCCGCCCTTGGCCCGGACGAAGCGGATATTTAGAAAAGTTCTCTGATTTAACCTCGAACGGTATGGCAAGGTTTCGCTTTGAGGGTGATAACTACGATACCATTGCCCATGTGAGCAATATGGAATATAAGGTATATGACTGATTTCAAATCTAAAATTGTAGAGTATCAGGAGGAACGGTGAACGCTAAATGATATTTGCTGAAGAGGATTTGAACTCTTTGAATGCTATTGCTGGACTATTGGCTTCATTCGGGTGTGATAGTCAGGCTGGCTGTGTGCTTTATATTCAGCATAAAGTCGCAAAGACCATGGAGGCTGACGAAAGGAAATACAGAAATGAGAAACATGTCTAAGAAAACCTGGAAACTCCGGGCTTGGAATCACATGACCGAGATGCAGAAGCTTGATATTCTGCTGAAGCACGCTAAGGTTCCGCATACTTATGAACGTCGCTGGCCAGAGATGGACAGACCAGACTGTCAGGAGTATCTTCCGGGCGGACGACACGATGGTGGTGAGCAAATCACTGCATATGATGCTGCTGGAAATCGTATCTGGGATGGCATTTGGGGTTGGGGTTCCTATGGCTTTGAGCAGAGGCTTATCGAGGTGATGGGCGCACAGCTACTTGGCCACGATGATGTTGAGGGCTGGCTCACGGCTCGTCAGGTTACAAAGATGTGGAGGTGTAGAAATGCTGCGAAAAATCGTTGATTTCGTCAAAAAGATACTCTGGACAGAACCGATGGTTTCGACAGTCAACACGCTGAAAGATGCCATGCGGGATCTTGAGGTGGCCCGGAACCACTTTGAGAACTGCGATCCGGAGTTTATCACGGCTGCTATCTTCGAGCTGAACGCTGCGGAGAGCCGTCTGGATGCTGCGAGGAGGTGTGTGGGGTGAAGACGCTTTATTATCCGACTTACAAGTGCCGATTTTGCGAGAGGGAATTTAACGATGGGCATCCCTATTGTAATCTCGAAGATGCGAAGAACAATCTGGCCGGTCTGATGGCGTTCCGCCCAATTCATTATTGCGATGGTGGTCATATTGGCATTGGATATTTTACAGGTCTCGAAAGGGTTGATAAGGATGAATGATGTTTGGGAGAAGATCGGCCATATGCTGGGTCATATTCTAGCGGCAACGCTGGTTATTTGCGCATGGCTGATCATTATTGTGTTCACGCTGAAGGTGATCTGGTTCATTTTGTTCCGGATTCTGCTGTGAGGTGCGATATGATTGACTATGAAGAAGTTGTTGAGGCCATATGGAGGTACGACATCCCTCGAATCGACATTGATGAGGATATTACGACGCTTTATGCGGATGGCAAACCCTTTGCGCAAGTTATTCACAGGGCTGACGGGTCACGCGAGGACTTGTATTTTGAGGATTACGAGCTTCAAAAAGATACCCTGATCAAGCCGAACGCTAAGTTGCGTGATGTGGTCGAGCTTTGCATGAATGGCGACATTAGCTACGCAGATGCCCGTGAATGGTGCATGGAGAATGATATTTCACTTGGACAGTTCGACAGGTGGCTTTATGGCGCGCTGAGAAAGTCTGATAACCCTGCCCGGGTGGAACCGAAAGAACCGTGGCCATATCGAGTGGTGGCGGGCATAAACCGGGTGCTGGAGATTCTGCTTAACTCGATTTTGGAGGATTTTATATGAGATGTTGTCCGGTATGCTATTCAAAAGTGAGACCAACTGTATACGGAACAGCGACCACTGGGACAAGCCTGGAAATCAAGTATAAGATTCAGTGTCGGAATTGCGGATTTGGATGCGATAAAGCAGGCAGTGTCATAGTGCAATATGATGAAGAAACGATGAACCCAATAGCAGATGATCATGGCTTACGGAAACTTATTAGAGACTGGGATTCTATTTTGCGAGATCCTGATAGAGAAAGGCTGGCTAATATATGAAGTACACATTTTGGTTTGAATGTACCGACAATGGTGGTGGACATCAGGCTTTTGAAGTCATAGCAGAGAATAAGCAGGAGGCCATCAAGAAGGGCATGGCGTTTGCAAAGAAGCATGCTTCGGGTGATATCTGTGGGGATTGGGAATGCAAAATGATATCGGAGTGGACAACATGAACAACGACTTCGGAGCACTTACGATACTTGCACCTAAATGCCAGAAGTGTCCGAAGGTGGAAACTTGCGACCATAAGCAACTGGCTCATCTCGGATACATTATCCCAATCGAGGATATTGGCATCAGCATGGTGGCCCAAAGAGGTAATGGAAAGAGCCTGCGGCAGCTTGAAATCATTGATTCACTGATGAAAAGGAGATTTAATTATGAAAATCGTTGAACCTAAGTACGAAATTCTCACTGATATTTCTGAAGGAGGCATTAAGGAGCTCCAGCAGATCGAGCGGGTGGCCCGGGTCTGCTACAAGAGCGAGGACAAGATCACGCCGGATGGCGAGTCGGCAAAGAAACTGGTGGGTTTTCTGGTGAAGCAGGGGCATGAGGCCATGCTGGAGCATTCGCAGCTGTCCGTGCTGTTTACCTGTGACCGTGGTGTGGCGAATGAGTTGGTACGGCACCGTATTGCGAGCTTTGCGCAGGAGAGCACACGGTACTGCAACTACTCGAAGGAGAAGTTTGGCGGGGAGCTGACGTTTATCTGGCCTTCTTATATTCGTGGCGAGCAGTATTGTGAACTGAACGATAGCGAGGTTACGATCAAGAGTTCGTTCCTTGAAGCCATGACTTATGCCGAAAAGGACTACAAGCTTATGATCGCTAACGGTATGCGTCCCGAACAGGCCCGTTGTGTGCTTCCGCTATGCCTGAAGACCGAGATCGTGGTGACGGCCAACTACCGTGAGTGGCGCAACATCTTCAAGCTGCGTACTCCTGTGGCGGCCCATCCTCAGATGCGGGAGCTCATGTGCCCGCTGCTGATGGAACTCCAGAAGAAGATCCCGGTGGTGTTCGATGATATTTACACGTACTGGCCTGCGGATGACCAGACACGGAAGGGGAGCATGGTGAAGTAAGCATGAAAGGAATTGATAAGAAATATATTGACGCGCTACAACAGTTTGGCTTTCATTTATACACGACCGAAACCGGGTATAAACTGTGCTATAACCCGATAGGTGGAACATTCTCTGCAAATTTCAATGATGAGAATTTTGTAGAGAACCTAATCAACTTTGCAGAGACATTTGATCCGAGTGCCTATGCCTCGGTTGAAATCGATGGCCCATGCTCAATCAAAGAGCTTGCCGAGACAGTTAAAAGTATGGAAAAAATTCAGCTTCTCCTCCTGAAAGTAGCTCTTGCATTTGTAAAGATCGATAAAGAAAGCATGGTGAACGAGAATGCAGCAAAGAACGTATGATTTTCTCGCTAAGTTGAAGGTTCCCATGCTGACCTTCGGCGGAGAGCTGATGGGCGAAGCGGTGGAGATGGTCGTCGATGACTTGAACTCGCACCGATTTATGTCCATGAGGGATATCGAGGCATCACTGGCAGATAAGTTCAATTGCAGCCCTGGTGTTGCGGATCGCCGGATGCGGTATGCATTGGATATGGCGGAATATCGCTCTGGTGGGGTTAATGCTGAGCTGGAGAATTTGAAGAGTACGTACGATATTAAGGTGCTGTCGCTGAAGAAATTCTTGTATGCGGCAGGGAGAAGTTTGATGACGGAGGTGAGTGTGGGTAATGACCGCGGGTGAATTTAACGAACTGGCCAAGCAGGGGAGAGTATGGGCTAAGATCGTGGCTAATTTTAGTGGTGAATATGGACTGGTTGAGAAAATTTCCGGTTTGACGAACCAGTTTGTTAGGTTTCGGTTCAAAGGTAAGAAGTGCGATACGATCATCTCACCGGAGAATGTGATGTTTGAGATTGAGGATTAAGGTATGAAACTGGATAAAAATGTTATTTGGGTGAGGCCGCCCTGATTTACTTGACTATGGGCAGAGCACATGATATCCTAAATACATGACGAATAGGAGGTGCTTTTATGGCACGGACGGTAAAATGCCCTGGCTGTGGTGCGGATCTTACGGTGAAGGATGGCAACCGAGATTTCATGTTTTGTGAGTTCTGTGGGACGAAGATTCGGCTCGATGACTATCAGGAGACCCACCGGTTTGTGGATGAAGCACGGATCCAAGAGTCCAAGGATGCGAAGGAACTTGAACTTAAGAAGATGGAGTTTGAGGAACGGAAGAGGAAAGAAAATGATGAGTTTCTAAAGAAAAACTGGAAATGGTTCCTTTTGTTTTTTATTTGCTTAATCGCTTTTTGCCTTTTTATGAGCTATATAACTCCAGAAAAAGAAAGCGCCATTGATCGAGGACTTGACATTTTTGAAACTTATGTTAAGTCAAAAGGGTAATCTCATGCCCATTTCTGCCCATTTTATTTTTCGCAATTTTTGGGATTTTTCGAGAAAACGTCAAAAAAGTGCCATTTTTGTGGCCAAAAACCCACTTTGTGGCCAAAAATTTTTATAAAAATGGCCACAAAATTTAACGTATTTACGTTAAAAATATGCCGTTTGGCCAAAAACCCACTTTTTTCTTTAACTTACTTAAAAAAATGAAAAAATATATATAGTAATAGAGGATAAAAAACGGGTTTTTGGCCACAGCGAGTTTTTACCCATTTCCACCTTGCAAAAGAGCGCCAAATAGTGTATTCTTAAAACACCGTGTACGAACGTAGCACTCCTAACATATATGAGGTGAAAAGTTATGGATAAGTACGGTATTGAACATTGGATTACAACCGACCAATATGGAAATGAAGTTGAATGCTTTGCAAATAAATTTGCAGAGGTTCATACGAAACGTCCGATTTGCGTTTGTGGTGAGCCAATGGTGGAAACTCGTGAGCTCGAATGGGACTGCCCTAAATGCGGGGCGCACCTCGAAGCGGAAGACGTTTCCAGAAGTATCAATCCGGATGATTATATGACCTGTAACCTTGAGCCGGATGAAGACTACGGAGAGTACAAATATATGGAAGATGACGATGGTAGTCGAGCTTTCCTTGCTGGTGCGCCGGGATACGAGATTGATTTCTTTCACCTAATTTAATATAGCCACGGCATTGCCTCTGCACGAAAAATGCAGGGGCTTTTTCTTTTTCTCTGAAAATTCCTAAAAATTCACATTTTTTTCTAAAAACTCACGCGAGAAAAACATCCCCTTTTATGGGGGGAATAGAATGCGTCTCAGGATGCACTATTCCTCTTATTTTGGAGGTTGTATCATGCTCGAAAACAAATTCAAGACAGGATTGATAAGGGAGCTGAAAGAACGCTTTCCCGGCTGCATGGTTGTCCATCTTGACCCAAACGAGATTCAGGGAATCCCCGATCTCTTGGTTCTCTACGGCACAACATGGGGCGCATTGGAGGGCAAGAAGTCAGCGAGTGCATCTCATCGTCCAAATCAGGACTATTACGTTCAGCAGATGGATGAGATGAGTTTTGCGGCCTTTATCTATCCCGAAAACAAGGAGGAAGTTCTTAATGAACTGGCGAGATCATTCGAGGCTCACGGGGAAACATGCCCTCCTCGGAGCAAGTAACTACCATTGGTTGAACTATGACGCAGATAGATTGACCAATGCAGTTCTCAATTACCAGGCGAAGGAACGGGGAACACGGCTGCACGCATTTGCAGCAGAGTGCATTGATCTGAAGCAAAAACTGCCGAAGAACAAGAAAACCCTTAATACCTACGTGAACGATGCCATTGGTTTCCGCATGGATACCGAGCAGGTGCTGTATTACAGCGACAACTGCTATGGAACTGCGGATGCCATTTCGTTCAACGATGGGTTCCTTCGCATCCACGACTTAAAAACCGGAGCTGTTCCTGCACATATGGAGCAGCTCTATATTTATGCCGCTCTGTTCTGTCTGGAGTACGGATACCACCCGAAAGATATTCGGATGGAGCTCCGTATCTACCAGAACGATGAAGTTTGGGTCGAGAACCCCACTGAAGAGGAAATCAGCCCCGTCATCGCTAAAATCAAAGAGTTCGACCCGATCATCACTGATATTTTGTTAGGAGTGGCAGCATGAATCCGATTGAAAAAGACCTCCGTTCTTATTTTGGCATCACTTCCGAAAGCAATATCCTGGAGCACTATGGTACCAAGCGGCATTCTGGTCGCTATCCTTGGGGTTCCGGCGACAATCCGTACCAGCATTCCGGCGATTTCCTGTCTCGTGTAGAGGAGCTTAAAAAGAAGGGCCTCTCGGAGAAGGAGATTCTGGAGACCATCAACGACTCTCTCCCTGACGAGTATAAGATGGGGCTGACCGAGTTCCGCACTGCACGTCAGAAAGCAGGCCATGACCGTAAGGCATTGGAGTACGATCAGATTCGTGCGCTGAAGGATGACGGTCTTGGTTGGAAGGAAATTGGCGACAAGCTCGGCATGAGCGAGTCCAGTGTGAGGTCCAAGTATAACAATGCGATTGGTAAAAAAGCCAGCCAGGCTGAGAAGATTGCCGCGACTCTGAAAGAAGAGGTCGATAAGAAGGGCATGATTGATATTTCTGAGGGCGCAAATCAGGTCCTCGGAGTGTCGGAAAGTAAGCTGGACGAGGCTGCTTATATTCTGGAAGCAGAATATGGCTACCAGCGCTATGGCGTTGGCATCAGACAGCCGACCAATGTCCGTCAGCAGACGAACATCACGGTTCTCGCAAAGCCGGAGTTCGACCAGAAGTATGCTTATCAGCATCAGGATCAGATCGATTCTCTGGGCGATTACCACTCCGATGATGGCGGCGAGACCTTCATGAAGCTTCAGCGCCCCTCTAGTCTGGATTCCAGTCGAGTTGCAATTCGTTATGGCGATGAAGGCGGTCTGGACAAAGACGGTGTTATGGAGATTCGCCGTGGTGTGCCCGACCTTGACCTCGGCAAGAGCCATTATGCGCAGGTTCGTATCCTCGTTGACGGTGACCATTATCTGAAGGGCATGGCTGTCTATTCTGATGATCTGCCGGATGGTGTGGACGTTATGTTCAACACCAATAAGCCTTCTGGCACGCCCAAAATGAAGGTCCTCAAGGAAGCAAAAGCGGATCCTGATAACCCGTTTGGCGCAGCTATCAAGGCCAACGGACAGAGCATGTATATCGGCGAAGATGGCAAAGAGCACCTCTCGCCGATCAACAAGCTGAAAGAAGAGGGCGACTGGGATACGATGTCCCGGAACGTCTCTTCTCAGTTCCTTTCCAAGCAGCCCAAGAAGCTGATCGAGAACCAGCTTAACCTTACTGTCGCGGATTACAAAGCCCAATATGATGAAATCATGCGGTACGATAATCCTACGGTCAAAAAGAAGTTGCTCAACGATTTTGCTGATACGGTTGAGGGAACGTCCATGACCCTGAAGGCATCTGCTTTCCCGGGTCAGTCCACGAAGGTTATCCTGCCGATCAATAAGATCAAGGAGACAGAGGCGTATTGCCCCACCTATGAGAACGGCACTCGGCTTGCACTGATCCGTTATCCTCATGCAGGTACCTTTGAGATTCCCATTGTGACTGTCAACAACAAGAATGTCAGCGGTAAGCGGAATCTCGGTGCAATTCAGGATGCAATCGGCATCAATGCAAAGGTTGCAGAGCGCCTGTCTGGTGCTGACTTCGATGGCGACACGGTTATGGCAATCCCTGTTACTGACAAAGTCAACATTAAGTCTACTCGTGCGCTGAAAGCATTGGAAGGATTCGATCCCAAGACCGCTTATGCAGTTCCTGAAGGCAATCCGAACAATGTCAGGCTGATGAAGAAAGAGGAGAAGCAGCGCGAAATGGGCGTGATCTCCAACCTCATCACTGATATGACATTGCGAGGTGCTGATGAGGACGAGCTTGCACGTGCCGTTAAGCACTCCATGGTTGTTATCGATGCAGAAAAGCATAAGCTGGACTATAAGCGCTCTGAGCGCGAAAACGGTATCCCCGAGCTGAAGCAGAAGTGGCAGATTCGTGTGGACGAGGAAGGTGCTACACATTATGGTGGCGCATCCACGCTCCTGTCTCGCCGTAAGCAGACGGTTCGTGTGCCCGAGCGTCGCGGCAGTGTTCGAGTCGATAAGGAAACAGGCGAATACATCTACAAAGAAAGTGGACGTACCTTCACCGACCCCAAGACGGGTAAGGAACGTAAGGCTGAGGATACAGTCAGTCTGATCTCCGAAACGAAGGATGCGCGCACGCTGTCTTCTGGCACCATCCAAGAGAACCTGTACGCGGACTTCTCCAACAAGCTGAAGGCCATGGCCAACCAGGCGCGCAAAGAGGCGGTCAACATGAAGGGCATCCAGCGTAACCCTGAAGCGGCCAAGACCTATGCGCCTGAGGTTGCCTCCCTGAAAGAGAAGTATAACAACATGGTCGCTAACAAGCCTAAGGAGCGCAAAGCGATGCTGATTGCGAACGCCAATATTAAGGCGAAGATTCAGGAACAGGGCTTGGATCCTACGATTGACAAGAAAGAAATCAAGAAGATCTCTTCTGTTGAGATGCAGCGTGCTCGCGATTCTGTTGGTGCAAGCGGACGCAAGTCTAAGGTCACCTTCACGGACAGAGAATGGGAAGCTGTTCAGGCTGGCGCAATTTCCGACAATATGTTGACGAAATTCCTTAATTCGTCTGATTCTGACGAAATTGTAAAGCGTGCAATGCCGAAAAACGTTACTGTTATGACTTCTGCAAAGATGTCTAAAGCAAACGCAATGTTGCGAAGCGGTTATTCTTATGCTGAAATCGCCAAGGCCTGCGGTGTTCCGGAGTCCACGGTTTACAGCGCGCTTAATAAGTAACAATCTACTAAGAAAGAGGCTTTGAATAATGGTTCGATGCTTTCTCACCACCTTTGACAACCCGTACAGTCCGTACGACGAGTTCGAGAAGTGGTATCAGTATGATGTCGAGCACGGCTACAACTCTTCCGGTTTGCTTATGAGGATCGCCGAGACCTCATCTCAGTTCACGGACAACGAAAATGCCTATGAAATTGAGAAGGCAATCGACAAGATCGTTGCTGCTGACCCGATAAACATTTACAAGAAGCTCAAGATCACCGTGCCCGACGAGGACACGCTCGGCCAAACCGCGTAAACCGTAGGGAGGGGGTCCCAAAATCGACACCCCCTCTCAAATCGCGCCGGTCTGTGATATTTCCCCGGAGGGAAAATTGATATTTGGGCTTTAAGAAGAAAAAACGCCAGTATCCACGCGGTATGTAGGTACTGACGTTTTTATATTTTATACGGTTCGATCTAACTCCAGCTTTTTGCACTTATCTGCAATCCACAGGAGAGTCTTCGTAATATTCTCCAAGATCTCTTCACGAGATACAGGAGCAAATTTGACCTTGGTAAAGTCATCGTAAGTGACTTTATCAATTAGAATCATATCGTCCATTCTATATCACCACCTTTCCTAGTAGAATGAACGATTCAAATGAGACTTACAGGTCAACCTCCGAGATAAGTATAAGTGCATTTGTATGCGCAGTCAAGTCGAAACGGGACATAATCGCCGAGGTTCTGGGGTGTAGACCGGGGCTTCGGCGGTTTTTGCAAGGGCTCATGGGAGTAGTATCCTCCTATATATTTGGGTTCAGGGCTTTCACGATGTTCAACCTCCATTGGGCATGATCTGCTTTTTCTTCTCCTTTCAAATGAGACAGGCTTAACTGGTACTACTGCGACTCCCATGAACCCTTGCAAAAGCAAAATAAGAATGTGAAACGAGGTTATTGCAATGAAACCTAAGAAGTCTGCTCCGGGCGAAATGTCGGCTGCAACTTCGCGGCCTGCAAGAACCCCGGAAGCACAAGAAAACTATATGATCAATCTGGCGATGAAGCTGGTTGAGAAACGACTGCTGGAAGGTACGGCATCCAGCGCTGAGACGACCCATTTTCTGAAGCTGGCGACCTCCAAGAACGAGTTGGAGAAAACAAAGCTGGAAGAGGAAAACAAGCTGCTGAGGGCAAAGACTGAGACACTCCAGAATGCAAAGCACTCCGAGGAGATGTACGAGAAGGCCATTGCTGCCATGAAGAAATACAACGGCTTGGGAGAGGATGACGAGTATGATGGAATATGAGTTGATATTGATACCCAATATCCTTCTTTATTTAATGATTTTTCTGGTAGCGGCATGGCTTGGAAATAGGCCGGACAATCCGGTGAGTGCAAGCGCACTGATGGGTTGCGGCATCCTAGGGCTGGTTTTGTTTCTTTGCGAATGTACGAGGCTGTTTGGATGAAAAGCTACACGGAACTTTGCACCCTGCCGACATACGAGGAGAGGCTGGAGTATTTACAGCTGCACGGGGAAGTGGGGAGAGACACCTTTGGGTTTGACCGATGGCTGAACCAGGACTTCTACCAATCGAGAGAGTGGAGGCAGTTCCGGGACAGGATCATCGCCCGGGACATGGGTTGTGACCTGGGGTGCAAAGATCACCCGATCACGGACTGGGTACTGCGGGATGGAAAGCCGATCCGACCGAAGATCTCCATCCACCACATAAACCCTATAACAAAAAATGACGTTCTCCAGCACAGCGAAAAACTGCTTGATCCGGAGAACGCCATCTGTGTTTCGGCGGCAACGCACAAGGTGATCCATTACGGAACGGGGAAGGGCCCGAAGCTGCCGAACGGAGAAAGAAGACCGGGCGACACCTGCCCATGGAGGAAATGAGTATGTACCAGAAAAAAGCATTTAACCGGCGAGAGCAGGACTATGCCATGGGGCTGCGGCGGAAGCTGGAAGAGGCGGAGGCGATGCTCCAGCACCTTGCACCGAGCCGCGCGAGAAGCCTGGCATTGACCAAGCTGGACGAAGCACTGCTCTGGGCGAACGTGGGCATTGCGGAAGCCGGGCTTCAGCAGGGCTATACGGCTGCTCCGCGGAACAAGGGCTTTGACTTTGACGATGCTTTGGCCACGAATGTGGATGGGCAGCAGGTGCGGGCAACACGGGCCAGGGATATTACGTTTGATGGGATGAAGATTGTCCCGCGGAGGGATGAGAATCAGGCTGTGACCGCACAAAACACTGTCCCGAGTGCTGGGGGAGACCTCGTTTTGCTGAAGCCTGGTCAAGTGGCGATTGATGCGGGGAGGCTGGCCAAGCTGGTCGAGGAGAGTGCACAGAAAGAAGCGGCCATGGGTAAGGACGGTGCGTCCCACCATTTGGCCGAACTGGAACTGCTGGCGAGGGCTCAGAAGGACTGGTACTACGCCATGATGAGCTACATTATGGGTGGCGACAGCGATGCCGAGGAGGAATCAAAATGAATTCGATCCTGATGAGCGTGAAGAAGCTGCTGGGCATTGCCGAGGAGTGCACCGACTTTGATGCGGACATCATCATGTACATCAACATGGCGCTGTTTGCACTGGTGCAGATGGGAGTGGGGCCCGGCGAGGGGTACGCCATTTCCGGGAAAGAAAACGAATGGACGGAGTTCGTTGCCGACCCGGTGAAGGTGGAAGCGGTGAAGGCTTACGTGGCCGTGAAGGTACGGCTGCTGGGCTTTGACCCGCCCCAGAGCAGCACCACCATGGAAGCGCTGAAGAATACCGCCTCCGAGATGGAATGGCGGCTGAACGTGGAGCACGACAACACATGGGACGGACAGTAGCAGCGCGATGGGTGGAGCACTGGATGGAAACACCGGAGAAAAAGGACTGGTTTGGGCGGGTAACGCAGGATATCTGCAACGGATGCGCCCGACAGGGAACCGGTGAATGCCCGGAGGATATCCGATGCTTTTACACCCTGGACAAGCCCTTTTTCCGGCCCAAAACCTGAACGAGTGAAATGGAGCAAGACGAGGAACCAAAATGGCACTATCGAACACGGCCACGCCGATCTACTACGGCCGTTTTCGGGAGGCCGTGATGCGTGGCGAAATACCCGTATGCCGGGAGATTGCCATGGAGATGGAGCGGATCGACGACCTGATCGCCAACCCGGGCATCTACTATGACGACAAGGCGGTGAACGGCTTTATCTCCTTTTGCGAGGATGAGCTGACCCTGACCGATGGCACCGACGTGAAGCTGCTGGACAGTTTCAAGTTATGGGCTGAAGAGATCTTTGGGTGGTACTACTTTGTGGAACGAAGCGTCTTTGTGCCGAACGAGCGCGGAGGCGGCGGACACTACGAGACCCGGCGGCTGAAAAAGCGGCTGGTGACAAAGCAATACCTCATCATTACCCGATCGGCCGCGAAAACCATGTATCTGGAATTTTTGCAGGCGTACTTCCTGACGGCGTACACCACCACGACCCAGCAACTGACCACCGCTCCGACCATGAAACAGGCCGAGGAGGTGCTGGCACCTTTCCGCACCGCATTGGCGCGGGCAAAGGGGCCGGTGTTCCAGTTTATGACCGAGGGCAGCCTGCAAAACACCACCGGCTCCAAGGCAGACCGAGTGAAGATGGCTTCCACCAAGAAGGGCATTGAGAACTTTTTGACCAACAGCCTGCTGGAAGTGCGCCCGATGACCATTGAGAAGCTGCAAGGACGGCGCGACACTGTGGCGACCGTGGACGAGTGGCTCTCCTGCGACATCCGGGAAGACCCAATTGGTGCCATTGAGCAGGGCGCGGCCAAGAACGAGAATTATCTCATCGTGGCGGCTTCCTCCGAGGGCACGGTGCGCAACGGCTGCGGCGATGACATCAAAATGGAGTTGATGAGCATCTTGAAAGGGGAGTACGTCAACCCCCATGTATCCATCTGGTACTACAAGTTGGACTCCATTGAGGAAGTGGGCCAGCCGGAGATGTGGCTGAAGGCCAACCCGAACCTGGGCAAGACCGTGAGCTACGAGACCTACCAGTTGGATGTGGAGCGTGCGGAGAAATCCCCCAGCGCCCGGAACGATATTCTGGCCAAGCGCTTCAACCTGCCCATGGAGGGCTACACCTATTTCTTCCCCTACGAGGAGACCCTGTGCCACAGGAAGAGAAGCTTCTGGCAGATGCCCTGTGCCATGGGCGCGGACCTTTCCATGGGCGACGACTTCTGTGCCTTTACCTTCCTGTTTCCGCTGTCCAACGGATATTTTGGGGTAAAGACGCGGGACTACATCACATCCTACACCCTCAGCCAGCTTCCGGCTTCGAGACGGCAGCAGTATGAGGAATTCATGCGGGAAGGAACCCTGTTCGTGTTTGACGGTACGGTTCTGGACATGATGCAGGTGTACGATGACCTGGACAACTTTATCATGGAGAACGAGTACGACGTGCGGGCGTTTGGTTACGACCCCTACAACGCACAGGAGTTCGTGAAGCGCTGGGGCGATGAAAACAGCACCTTTGGCGTTGTGAAAGTGATCCAGGGTGCAAAGACCGAGAGCGTGCCACTGGGTGAGCTGAAAAAGCTGAGCGAACAGCGGAAGCTGCTGTTTGACGAACAGCTGATGCAATTTGCTATGGGCAACTGCATTACGCTGGTGGACACCAATGGTAACCGGAAGCTCTACAAACAGCGGCAGGATCAGAAGATCGATGCTGTGGCTGCCATGATGGACGCTTACGTGGCGTGGAAACAGAACCGGGATGCGTTTGAGTAAGGGTTACAGCACCTGTGTGATCGTGATTGCAAGGCAGATAGCAATAAGCGTGCCCCATACGCCTTCAATGATGCCTTGCGACAGAAAAAGAGAAGCGTGATCTTCGTGCGGATCACTAAGATACTTCCCTGACAAAATCAGTACAAGAGATCGGACACCCAAAAAAGGAACAAGTATATCGTGCTTTAGTGCTTCAAACAGAAGTTCACTCATATCACAACCATCTCGTTTGATTTTACTCATCAGAAAAACCCAGAAAATGAATGCCACGTAAATAAAGAAAAAATCCATCGAGAATGAACCGCAAATCGCCGACAGAATGAAGGCATAAAGTACCGACGAACGAATGAGTCCGATGATGATATACATGACAGTATCCTCCCTTATTTGAGTAGGGTTATGCAATAAATGAAATGCCAGCGTATTGTGTTACGAAAACATGGTACGCTGGCGCTTTTTTGTTCGCTAAAATCAAAATGGAGTGAAATCAGTCGTCATCGATGCTGTTCCAATCTTCGTTGATGGCTCCGCAACGTGGACAGATCCAATATCCATATTCATTGCTGCCGTCTTCCCATGGCTCGGTATAGCAGCCGTTGTTAAGGGGCGCGCCGCAGTTATAACAGTTGTCTGACAGATATGACAGATAATCCCAATCCGTAAACCCTGAATCGGATTCGTCACAGGTATCTTCATGACACGACGCAATCTCATTATTGTTCCGCTCCGGAAGCAATGAAGTGTCATCTTCTGATCGTTCGTCGGAAGATTCTTTCAATTTCTGTATTCCTACTATAGCACCGGCAGTGCCTAGAACTCCGACTACAACACCAATTACAATGCGCGGATGGCGCTTCACGAAAGACGATACAGAAGAAGCTGCATTTGCAGCAGTCTCCTTGATCGTTGCAAGAAGACCGGCTTTTGTACATGAATCTTTCTCTGTTTCCGCCTCTTGCAGATTGAGCGTATTTCCGCATCCAGAGCATGTGATTTCATCCGGCCTGTCTTTGGGAATCGGTGTTTTCGCACCGCAGATAGGACATTCGACCACTAACATGATATAGCCCTCTTCGTCGAGAAACATTCGGTGAGAAGAGTATAACACAGCTGACAAACATTGTAAACCAAAGAAAGGAGCGATAGAGTGAACGATTGGTGGAATTATCTGGCTCATTCGGAAGTGGGCGGAGAAAGAAAGGACCACAAATATTACGCCCGTGTGGTGGTAGGAACCGATAAACGCGGACTGGTGCAGTACCGGTATTTTTACGATGCCAGGGAGTATGGTGCGTACAAAACCCGAAAACAAAACGCGGACAAAAATCATAAAATCTTTAGCAAAGACCCGAAAGAGCTGAAGAAAGTAAAAGGCCGCACGAACATCATTACAGGCTGGGGCAATACAGGGCTTCCTAGTTCATCGAACCTGAAAAAAATCAAGGGCTATGAACCCAGCAAACTGAATGGAAAAACCAGTACTCTGAAAAATGGAGTTCACGGTTTCGACAAAATATTTACGTTTATCGATGGCACGCAGCATCGCACATCTATGCGAGTGGTTTCTGTGAAAACGGTTAAGAACAAAAAGTCTAAGAAAAGCGGAAAATCTATTTATCAGCGCGGAAAAGATGCTGTTTCTAAGCTGTTCCACTATGAAACCAAAAGCACAATGCTGCGAGATATGGATGGGAAGAGTACCAAGAAGTACGTTGCCGGAAAGAACTGAGGTGATGAGACAAACATGCAGGTATACAAGGACGAGCTATACCACTGGGGCATCAAGGGCATGAAGTGGGGCGTGCGGCGGTACCAGAACAAGGATGGTACCCTGACGGCCGCAGGCAAGAAGCACTATGCCGGGGACGGGAACGCCGGTGAGGATGCGCAGGAGCCCAAGACAGAGTATGCACCCAAGCGAACCGGGAAAAATGCGGAGGACTACTCCGACGAGGAGCTGCGGGCACGGATCAACCGGCTGCAAATGGAAAGGCAGTACCGGGATCTTCAGGGGCAGACTAATATCCGGGCGGACGACCCCAACAAGGAACTGAAAGCCGAGAAAGAGCGGCTCCAGCTCCAGAAGGACGTGAAACAGCTGCGGAAGGACGTATACAGCGGGCAGAGCTTCGTGAAGACCGTGATGACGAACGCTTCCCAGCAGTTTTTGACCAAGGCCGCTTCCGGTGCTATGAGCTACGCAGCAAAACAGTTTATCACGAAGGAGCTCAAGAACCCTGATCTGGCGAACGCCATTGTGAGCGGAAGCGCTGGCGGAAACCAGCAGAAGAAAGACGATGACAAGAAAGACGACGACAAGAAAGACAGTTAAGGTCTGGAGGAAATCAAAATGGAATCACAAACCTTTGGCTCCAGACTGAGACACGCCTGGAATGCGTTTTTGAACCGGGATCCCCCCGGAAGAAGCGGCGAAGGATACAGCTACCGGCCTGACCGGGTAAGGCTGAACCGAAGCAATGACCGGACGATCATGACGGCCATCAACACCCGCATTGCAATGGACGCTGCGGCAATTACCATCAATCATGTAAGGCTCGATGAAAACGGACGCTACGACGAAACCGTTGATTCGGGCCTTAATTCTTGCCTGAACCTTTCCGGCAATAAGGACCAGACGGGCCGGGCACTGCGATATGACATGTTCCTTTCCATGCTGGATGAGGGATGCATTGCGCTGGTGCCCATTGACGTGGACTACGATGGGAAGACCGGTAAGACCCGGATCGAATCCATGCGGGTGGGAAAGGTGCTGGAATGGTACCCGGACGACGTGCGGCTGGAAGTGTACAACGACCGGACCGGACGGAAAGAGGAAATCACCCTGCCGAAGACACAGGTGGCCCTGGTGGAGAACCCGTTCTATGCCGTGATGAACGAGCCCAACGGCACGGTGCAGCGCCTGATCCGGAAGCTGAACCTGATGGACGTGATCGACGAGCAGGTGGGCAGCGGCAAGCTCGACCTGATCATCCAGCTGCCCTACGTTGTGAAGGGCGAGACCCGGAAGAAACAGGCCGAAGAACGGCGGGCACAGATCGAACAGCAGCTCGCCGGTTCCAAATACGGCATTGCCTACACCGATGGCACGGAGCATATCACGCAGCTGAACCGCAGCCTCGAAAACAACCTTCTGAAAACCGTGGAGTACCTGACCAACATGGCATACAGCCAGTTGGGTATCACCCCGGAGATCATGAACGGTACTGCTTCCGATGCTGTGATGACCAACTACGAGAACCGCACCATCGAACCCATTGTGGCGGCTGCCGTGGACGAGATCCGGCGGAAGTTCCTGACCGAGGACGACCGGGCGAACCGGGAATCCGTGATGTACTTCCGTGACCCGTTCAAGCTGACCCCTGTTTCCGCCGTTGCCGAAATGGCCGACAAGTTTACCCGCAACGAGATTATGACCTCCAACGAGTTCCGGCAGGCCATTGGCATGAAACCCAGCAAGGACCCCAAGGCAGATGAACTGCGGAATGCAAACATCAGCCAGAGCAGTGAGGAAATTGCGGCGCAGAACAAAACGATCACGGCAGGGCGGGATGCCGTAGAGAGGAGTATTGCAAATCAAAATGGTTAATTTTGACTACGATTGCAGCGGCTGGGCGACGAAAGCGAACGTCCGGTGCTATGACGGGCTGGTGATCGCGCAGGATGCCTTTAAGGAGTGCAGCGGCAAGGTTGTGCCCATGGTGTACAACCACGATCACTCCAACGTGGACAACGTGATCGGCCACTGCCTGCTGGAAAACCGCCCCGGCGGCGTGTACTGCTACGCCAAGTTCAACGACACGGACACCGGCCGGACGGCCCGAAAGTGCGTGGAAAGCGGCGACCTGAGCGCCTTTTCCATTTTTGCCAACGGCCTGAAGAAGGTGGGCAGCACCGTGAAGCACGGCTTTATCCGGGAAGTGAGCCTGGTGCTGGCCGGATGCAACCCTGGTGCCCTGATCGACGAGGTGGTAAAGCACAGCGCCGATGAGGACTACGAGGGCGGCGAGGCCTTTATCTACAACGAGGACGGCTTGAGCCTGACCCACGGCATGGACCCCGAGGGCAACCCGCTGGAAGACCTTACACACAGTGCGGACAGCGGCGATGCCGTGACCGACGATGAAGCAACACAGGAGGAAGCCAAAATGGCGGATGAAAAGAACGAAGGCAAGACGCTCGAGCAGGTCTACAACAGCATGACCGACGAGCAGAAAGAGTGCTGCCACGCTCTGGTGGGCCTGGCCCTGGAAGAGAAGGAAGGCGGCAACAACGATGACGGTGAGGAGGACGATACCGTGAAGCAGAATGTTTTCGACAAGGATACCAACGCAACTGTGCTGAAGCACAGCATCGAAGAGATCAACAACGTGGTCAAGACCGCAAAGAGCCACGGCACCATGAAGGCTGCCTTTGAGGATGCCGGCATGGACAGTGATGAGCTGGCCCACAGCATCGACAACATCGACTGGCTGTTCCCTGAGGATCACCTGCTGGACACCACGCCCCGCATCATCGACAAGCCCGACGACTGGGTGAGCGTGGTCATGGGCGCTGTGCACCACATTCCCTTCAGCCGGTTCAAGAGCATGTTTGCTGACCTGACCGAGGAGGATGCCAGCGCCAAGGGTTACTTCAAGGGCAACTTCAAGAAGGAAGAGGTCTTTGGCCTGCTGCGCCGCTCCACCAGCCCCACCACCGTGTACAAGAAGCAGAAGCTGGACCGCGACGACGTGATCGACATTACCAGCTTTGACGTTGTGGCATGGCTGAAGCAGGAGATGCGCCTGAAGCTGAACCGTGAGCTGGCTCTGGCTTACCTGCTGGGCGACGGCCGTCTGGCTGCTTCTGAGGACAAGATCGACGAGAACTGCATCCGTCCTGTGTTCAACGACAGCGACCTGTTTACCATCAAGGTCCAGTGCAAGACCACCGGCCTGACCACCGTGGAGGACAAGTACAAGGCTCTGATCAAGCAGATCCTGCGCAGCCGCAAGGAGTACCGCGGCTCCGGCACCCCCACCCTGTTCACCACCGAGGACGCTCTGACCGAGATGCTCCTGCTGGAGGACGGCATCGGCCACCCGCTGTATGCTGACGAGGCTGCTCTGGCTCGCAAGCTGCGTGTGAAGAACATTGTGACCATCCCCGAGATGGAGGGCCGCAAGGGTGCCAAGGGCGGTGACCTGGTCTGCCTGATCGTGAACCTGGCCGACTACACCGTGGGCGCAGACAAGGGCGGCGCTGTTTCCATGTTCGACGACTTCGACATCGACTTCAACGCCCAGAAGTACCTGATCGAGACCCGCTGCTCCGGCGCTCTGACCACCCCGTTCAGCGCCATGGCTGTTGAGTGGGCTGCTTAAAGAGAAAGGATATGAATATGCTGAACACCATCTACGAGACCGGTTATGACCTGCACGTGGCAAACTACGTTGCCTACCTGCACACCGACAAGAAGCTGTACGAGGACGAGGCCCACAAGGTTCAGGCCAAGAAGGCTGACGTGGAGAAGGCCTTTAAGCTGGGCCGTCTGATCGTGATGGCTTCCGACAAGACCTACCTGCCTGTGGCCCTGATGGCTGCCGGTGTGGTTGTGACCGACGGCACCACCGCCACCACCTGCACCATGGCTGCGGACGAGGCCTGATCTTTTCAGGTTTCAAGGTTAGTCACAACAAATCAAAATGGAGTGAGAAGAGATGAGATACTGCGGGAAGCTGGGATTTGCAGATGAGGTGGAGGAGACCACCCCCAGCGTATTTACCGAGAAGATGACGGAACGCACCTATTACGGGGACGTGCTGGAGTTTGGACGGCAGATGCAGGTGGGGGACAAGGTGAACCCCGACATCACAGTTGGAAACCAGTTGAGTGTTCTGGCGGACCCGTTTGCAAACGACCATCTCTACGATCTCCGGTATGCGGTGTTTATGGGACAGAAATGGCAGGTGACTGGCGTGAAGGTGCAATATCCGCGCCTGATCCTGACTTTGGGAGGGCTCTGGAATGGAAGCACGGCTGAAGGTTGACACGCTCCTGCGCGAAGTGCTGAAGGAGAACGGAAAGTCAATCCACCTCTATTATCAGCCGAAAGCGGGATTCCAGCTCCAATATCCCTGCATCGTGTACAGCGAAACCAGGATACGGAACAACCATGCAAACAACAGGGTGTACATCCAGCATCCGTTCTACACGGTGACCGTGATGGACAAAGACCCTGACAGCAAGATCAAAGCGGCCGTAAGTGTGTTGCCGAAATGCACCTACGACCGCTCTTTTGTTTCGGACGGATTATACCACACCGTTTTTACGATCTACATCTAAGGAGGAACTATATGTCCAGATTAATTTGGGACGCGGTCGGCGAAAAGTTTTACGAGATGGGCACCAAGCTGGGTGTCCTGTATCCCATGAACAACACCGGCGCTTACGATAAGGGCGTGGCCTGGAATGGCCTGACCGCCGTGACCGAGAGCCCCTCCGGCGCTGAGGAGACCAAGCTCTACGCCGACGACATCAAGTATGCTTCTCTGCGCTCTGCCGAGGAGTACGGCTACACCATCGAAGCCTACACCTACCCCACCGAGTGGGAGCCCTGCGACGGTTCCGCACAGGTTGCAACGGGTGTTTCCATCGGCCAGCAGAAGCGCCAGGGCTTTGGCTTCAGCTGGGTGACCACCGTGGGCAACGACGTTGATGACGAGGTGGGCCAGAAGATCCACATTGCGTGGAACAGCACCGCTTCCCCCAGCGAGAAGAGCTACGCCACCATCAACGACAACCCCGATGCCATTACCTTCAGCTGGGAGTGCACCACCTCCCCCGTGAGCGTGACCGGTCACCGCCCCACCAGCCACATGGAGATCGACTGCTCCAAGCTGAAGCCTGCCACCGTGAAGGCCATTCAGGACAAGCTCTGGGGCACCGAGACTGCCGAGGCGACCCTGCCTTCCCCCGACGAGCTGATCAAGCTGATCACCGACAGTGAGGGCCAGGTGTAAGAAGCCAAGCATCAATGAACACGATAAAGGAGAAGAAAAATGCTGAAAAAGACGATGACCACCGTGGACTTTGGCGGTACTGAGCGGACGGAAGACTACTACTTCAATCTGACCCGTGCCGAGATCATGGAGATGGAGCTGACCACCGAGGGCGGCCTTGTGCAGATGATCAACCGCATCACTGCCGCCCAGAGCCAGCTGGAGCTTGCCAAGCTGTTCAAGCAGATCATCTGCAAGAGCTACGGTGTGCTGAGCCCGGACGGCCGGAAGTTCATCAAGAACGATGCGGTGCTGGCGGACTTTATGTCCACTCAGGCCTACAGCGACCTGTACTACAAGCTGGCCTCCAACGGCGAGGCAGCGGCCGCATTCTTTGAGGGCATCCTGCCGGAGGACATGAAGGATGAGACCAAGAAGGCCGCCCCTGTGAACGCACAGCCCGGCCTGAAGGTGCTGGAAGCCCCCGTGAAGGGCACTGAGGAGCAGTAACATGCCCCTCTTACCGCTCCGTCCGCCAAAGGGCGGCGCGTCGCGGAGCTCCCCAAAGGGGCGAGCTTTGTTTAGAAGAGGATTCAAAATGGAGCGTGCTCTGAGAAGGGCACCTCAATGAACACACACCAGGGAGAGAAAGCAAATGATGACGCTTACGATACCAGGACAACAGCGGTGGAACGAAAAGACAGAGGAATTTGTCTACACGCCTGCCGTGGTCCTGAAGCTGGAACATTCACTGCTCTCCCTGGCTCATTGGGAAAGCAACTGGAACATCCCGTTCCTGAGCAATCTGGACAAGCTGACCGTGGAGCAGTGGCTGGACTACATCCGCTGCATGACGGTGACCAAGGGGGTAGACCCCGAAGTGTACGCCAGACTGACCCGGGAACAGTACCGTTCCATTAACGAATATATGGAAGCTCCCATGACCGCAACATGGTTCAGCGGGGAGCCGAGACCTAACGAACGAAAGACCGCAGGAAAGCCCCGGCCAAAACGACCGCCCCGGAAAAGCGGGACCGAGACCACGGCTGAGGTGCTGTACTGTCAGATGTTCAGCTTTGGCATTCCGAAAGAGTGTGAGAAGTGGCATTTGAACCGATTGTTGACCCTGATCCGGGTATGCCAGGAGAGCCAGGCACCGGCGAAGAAGATGAGCAAGGGCGACCGGATGGCCCAGCAGCGGATGCTGAACGAGCAGAGAAAGGCCCGGCTGAAGACGAGAGGGTAAGATGCCAAAAGTAATTGTCTTTCGCCAGAAGGGCGACTGGAAGAAGAGCCGGAAATTTTTGAAGCGATGCTCGAACCTAAACCTGGATGAGCTGCTTGACCGATACGGACAGGAGGGCGTGGAGGCCCTTGCGAAGGCGACCCCGAAGGACACGGGAAAGACGGCAGCAAGCTGGGGCTACACGGTGACAAAGGGAAAAGAGCGTATCGCCATTACATGGAGAAACTCCAACATCGTGGACGGTGTGCCCATTGCGGTGATCCTGCAATACGGACACGGCACACGAAACGGAGGATACGTAGAGGGCGTGGACTATATCAACCCTGCGATGCGGCCCATTTTTGAGCGGATCGCAGCACGGGCATGGGGCGAGGTGAGGACAGAATGAGCCAGGAAGTAGACAGCCGCGTTGTTGAAATGCGGTTTGACAACGCAAATTTTGAGAAAAATACCAAACAGACCATCTCGACCATTGACCGGCTGATGGAGAAGCTCCAGTTTAAGGGAGCGGAAAAGGGCTTTGAGAAGCTGGACGCAGCCGCGAAGGACGTGGACTTTGCCACCATGCAGACGAGCCTTGACCGGCTGGAATCCAAGTTCTCGAGCCTGAACATCGTGGCCACCACGGCGCTGGTGAACATCACCAACAAATTTGTGGATGCGGGCGAGAAGCTGGTCAAGAGCCTGTCCATCGATCAGGTGGCCAGCGGCTGGGACAAGTACACCGAAAAGACCTCCAACGTTCAGACCATCATGAACGCCACGGGCAAGAGCATCGATCAGGTGAACGGTTACCTGAACAAGCTGATGTGGTACTCCGATGAGACCAGCTACAGCTTCAGCGAGATGACCAGCGCCCTTTCTCAGATGACGGCTGCGGGTGGCGACATCGACAAGATGATCCCCATGATCATGGGCATTGCCAACGCCACCGCAGACGCGGGCAAGACGGGCTTTGCGTTCCAGAGCACCATCCGGAACCTGACCCAGAGCTACAGTGCCGGACATTTGCAGCTTCAGGACTGGAAGAGCCTGAACCTGATGGGTACGGCCACAAAGGCCCTGAAGCAGGAGCTCATTGACACAGCGGTGGAGCTGGGTGTCATCAAAGAAGGCGAAGTGACCATCGCCAGCTTTGAGTCGAGCCTGCAGAAGAAGTGGGCCAACACTGAGGTCATGGAAAAGACCTTCGCAAAGTATGCTTCCATGATGGAGGCGGCCTATGAGCTGACCCAGAAGAACCCGGGCATGACCAGCTCCGAGGCCCTTGAAAAGCTGAGCGGTCAATACGGTGAACTGGCAGAACGTGCGGCACTGGCGGCCCAGCAGGCAACCAGTTTTGGACAGGCCATTGATTCCACCAAGGACGCGGTCAGCTCTTCCTGGATGAAAGTCTTCGAGACCTTCTTTGGCAACAAGGAAGAGGCCACCGACACATGGACGGAGCTGGCGAACCGGCTGTACGACATCTTTGTGCCGCCCATCGAAGCGCTGAACGAACGGCTGAAGGACGGACTAAACAGCGGATTGACACAACTGCAAGGCAGGCTGGGGGATCAGGCGGATGCCTACAGCTACACCCTCCAGCAGGTGGCACTGGCCAGCGGTGCTGTGACCGAGGAACAGATCACCAAAGCGGGCAGTTTTACCAAGGCATTGCAGCAGAACGGCGTGAGTGCCCAGCTGCTGAAAGCAAGCCTTGACGAAGCACAGACCAGTGCCGAAAAGCTGCTGACCCTGAGCGACAAGGAGATGGCCGCAAAGGGCTATGACCGGGAGACCATCCAGCGGGATGCAGAAGCCTTTGCGAAGCTGAACGCCGAGATTCAAAATGGAACCCTGGATCTGGACGAGTACGCCCAGAAGATCGGCGAGCTTTCCGGCAGAGAGCACCTGGTGCAGAGCTTCTGGAACATCATGGATGCCATTGGCAAAGTGGTGACCCCTGTGAAGGAGGCGTTCAGTGAGATCTTTCCGCCCGCAGACGGAGAGCGCATTTACAACTTTGCCGAACGGCTCGACCTGATGACCCAGAAGCTCATCATCACCGACCAGACCGCAGAGAAGATCAAGAAGACCTTCAAGGGCCTGTTCACGATGCTGAAAGGCGTTACCACGATCCTGAGCAAGATCGGCGCTGTGGCCAAGGAAGCATTTTCGCTGCTGGCGAACGCTGCGAAGCCTGTGGCACAGGTGATGCTGAGCGTGGGAGCCGGGCTTGGGGATTTCCTTGAGACGATCTATAAAGTTGCCACCGGAAGCGGCACCCTGCGGGAGAAGCTGGGTGGCATCAGGACGGCTCTGACGAAGCTCCTGAGCCCCGTGGATGCACTGGGCAGCATGCTGAAAAGCACGAAGATCGCGCAGTACATCGACACCTTCCTGAAAAAGGGCGAGGAAAGCACCGGCTTACTGGGTACCTTGTACTCCGTGGGCAGACGGGCCTTTGACGGACTGAGCGCTGTGATCCGGACCGCAGCAAGCGGAGGCATTGGCATCCTGGGTGCGCTGGGCATGGCGATCTCGACCCTGCTCTCCAAACTGGGTGGCCTTGGTGAGAAGGCGGTGCAGGTACTGGGACTGACAAAGCCGAATCTGGAGGACTTCCAGCAGAATCTCATCGACATGCCGAAGAACCTGAGCAAATCCATGAGTGAGTTTGCTTCCACCTTCCAGCGCAGCATGAACAAGATCAACGGCTCGGTGGGGGATGCCTTTGCCCCGGTGAAACAGTTCTTTACCGCTGTGAAAGAGGGCTTTGATGCCATCAGTGGGACGGACGTTTACCGGTTTATGAGCCTGATCGACGTGGGACTGCTGGCGTTCAGCATCGGGCAGATGGCAAAAGCCACCAAGAGCCTGAAAACAATGCTGGAGACCCCGCTGACCGGAATGCTCAACTCCATCTCCGGCACCTTCAAGCAGCTGACCAGCGCGATCAAGACCTGGCAGAAGAACGAGAGCACCAAGACCCTGACCGGCATGGCCACTGCGATCCTGATCCTGGCCGGGGCCATGTACGTGATGAGCCGGATCAAACCCGACAGGTTCACGGAGATCGCCATTACGGTCTTTGGCTTCGTGACCCTGCTGACGGTCTCGGCAAAGCTGCTGGAGCCTACCACCAAGCGGTTCACGAAAGCATTTGACAACCTGAAAGCCAGCGCCCTGAACGCGGCGACCCTGTGGGGCACTGCTGCGGCGCTGATCGGACTGGGCATTGCCATTGGCTCCATTACCAAGGGACTTTCCCGGGTCATGGAGGTCCTGCAGAAGGGCGACATTGCAGCAAATGCCGCAGCGCTGGCCGTTGTGACCGCGTCCATCGTTGCCATGATGTTGGCGATGCGTCAGCTCTCTCTGGCGCTGGTGGTGGGCGAGAAGGCCATGAACCACAAGGTGATCCTTTCGACGGCGATGGAGCTGGTGGCGCTGAGCGGTGCCATCAAGGTGCTTTCCACCGCCCTGAAGCCCCTGAGCGAGATCAAGTTCACCAGCCTGGTAAAAGCCGGTATGGCGGTGGTTTCGCTGGGCGGACTGCTGACCACCATGGCCACGGCTCTGGCTGCGGTGAACAAGGTGATCGGCCCGACCGGATTTCAAAATGGAGCCGCGATCGCAGCCATGGCCGGTGGCATCTGGATCGCAGCACAGGCGGTGAGCAGTCTGGCGAATATTCAGCTTGTCCGGCTGGATGCGGCCATGACCAGCATCAAGACCCTGATGCTCCTGATGACCACCATGTCGGCCTTTTCGGCCAAGACAAAGTTCGGCTCCGGCGCGGCCATCCTGGTGATGTCTACTTCCCTTGTTGTGCTGGCAGGAGCCGTGGGGCTGTTTGCCGCGATGGGAGATGCGGCGGTGATCGGGCTGACTGAAGTTGGTGTAGCAATTGCAGCGATCACAGCGGCATCCCGACTGGCCGGAGCAGACGGTGCGGCTTCGATCCTGACCATTTCCAGTGCAATGCTGGTACTGGCAGGAGCCGTGGCAATCTATGCTGCGCTGGGCAACGATGCGCGGGTGAGCTTTGCAAAAGTAGCGATCGGCCTTGGTGAGATGATGGCGGCGGTGGCCCTGCTGGCGAGAATGTCCGGCAAAGGCTTACAGGCTGCCTGGGTCATCAACACCCTTTCCGGTGGCATGATCAAACTGGCGGCGGCCTGCGCTATTTTCAACCTTGTCAAGTGGGGATCCCTGCTCTCCGCAGGTGTTGCGCTGAGTGGAATGATCGCTATTCTGCTGGGTGCCGGTGCGCTGAACAGTGTGTTCCCGATGCTCTCGGCCGGGTTGACCGTGCTGGGAACGGCATTTGACAAGTTTGCATCCGGCGCGCTGAAACTGACGGGCGCGATGGCCATCATCGGCGTGCTTTCCATGTTCGCTGGCCCCATCTGCACCGCCATCATAAACGCCGCACCGGACATTCAGGAAGCATTGATCGCAGTGGTAAAGGTGCTGTGCAATACGATCATCGAGTGCGCGGAACCGATCGCCCTTGCACTTACCGCTCTGGGCACCGCGGCGATCATTACCATTGTGAATCTGATCGCGAATCTTTGGGAGATGTGCAAACCGGCACTGGACGATCTGTGGGGTAAGTTTACCGAATGGGCAGGCAAGCATAATCCGTTTGATCCTGAGAATTGGGGCGGACAAGAAAAGGGCATTTCCGAAAAGAATTTTGTTTCTCCGTTCGCAGATATTCTGGACGAGCTGAAGCACGGCGATTCGTTTGGGGCCAGCATTTACCAGATGTTCACAGGCGTTGGTAAAAATGCAAGTGAGGGTGTGGCAAAAGGCCAGCTCGAAGGCAAGAAAGACGCGACGGACGCTTCCGAAGAGGTTGCAAACGCCGTAATTGATACCAGCAAAACGGCCTTCGACACCCATTCTCCGTCCAAGGTCATGGCGCAGATCGGCCAATATGTCACGCTGGGACTGGCACAGGGCATTGCAGACCCCAGTGCACTGGCACAGGCCAAGGCCAACATGCTGCACGCGGCCACCTCCATCCGGAATGTCTTCACCACCTTCTGGGGCATCCATTCGCCCAGTGACGTTGCAGCCAGCGACGCGGAGAACATCCTTGAGGGTGCGATCCTGGGCATTGGTGACAAGACGAAACAGGACGAGCTGCGGAACAGTGCTTACAATGCGGCCCTTGCAGTAAAAGACGGTATGACCACTGCTCTGGATGAGGCGACCATTGCCGTACAGAACAGCATGGTTGGGCTGTACAACGCCATGAAGATGGATTCGCTCCATCTGGGCAACCCCATTTATCAACATGGACTGAAGGGCGCACAGAATGCAGCAAAGCAGGCGGCGCAGGATACTGTACCGATCCCCTCCAACAGCGGCATCAAGAAGCCCGGCAACAAGACCCCCTCTACCGTGGAGGAGATCAAGAATGCTGTGGACAGCACATGGGGCAAGCTGAACCCCTTTGGCGCGCTGACCGACTACTACCAGAACGCCGTGGATGATGCACTGGACGGAGCGGGCGGCGGCACCACCAAGTCCAAAGCCTCCAAGGCCGGCAAGTCACTGGCAGACACGCTGGCAAGTGCATTCTCCGACAAGCTGAAGGCCAACAAGACTGAGATGTCCAATGCCACCGGCGAATACGCGCTGTGGGAAGTGACGGGCGGCGACACGGCCACGGTGGAAGAGCTTATCACCAAAAAGACCGAGAGCCTGACAAGGGAGATCGAGCTCCAGACCAAACGGGTGGCCATTGCGAAAGAGCAGTACGACACCCTGCTGGCCAAGGTGGGCGCAAACAACAGCAAGACCAAGGACGCTTACGGCACCCTGCTGAGCGAGCAGAAGACCCTTGCGGAGCTTCAGAGGAGCAAGCAGGACAGCATCCTGAAGGTCATTCAGGAGCGGTACGAGACCGATGCCAAGACCGCGGAGGACGAATACGAGCTTTGGAGCGCCCTGTACGAGGACAGCGCCGAGGTGACCGAGAAGTCCAACAAGAAGATCGACTACATCAACCGGAAGATCAAGAACCAGGCGGAGATCCTGCTGGCCACCGAGAAGGACTATATCGCCATCAAAAACGAGTTCGGCGAGGCAAGCCAGAAGACCCAGGCGGCCTACCAGCAGTATCTGGAGGCGCAGACCGAACAGCAGAAGCTCATCAACGAGCTGAATCAGGCCCAGCTGGATGCCTACGACAGCAAGGTCTCCTACCTGGAAAAGCAGGAGAAGCTGGTGACCAACCGGCAGAACATGCTGGCCAAGCTCTACGGCGACGGCGACCTTGCGGGCCGGGAGGATGCTTACAAAGCTGCGGTGGAACAATACGGAGCCGACAGCGCCCAGGCACGGAAAGCCGCCACCCAGGGCACCATGACCGCCATCATCGGCGTGGGCACGGCACTGGACAGCATGAGCTACAGCCTGAAGAAAGTGACGAACAAGCAGCTGAAGTACGACGAGGCTGTGAAGAAGTTTGGCAAGAACAGCGAGACCGCACTGGACGCACTGGCAGACCTGCAAAGCGAACAGTACAACTTTGTGGGCTTTGCGGAAAATCTGGCGGATGCCTTTGAGCTGGACGACTCCGGCAAGCGGATGATGATGCAGCTGGGCTACTCCATCTCGAAGAACTGGCGGCCCATTCAGGAGGGCTTCAACAGTGTCTGGGCACAGGTGCAGAAGAGCGCCCCGGAAATGGCCTCGAAGCTCAGCAGAGCCTTTGGTGTGGCCACCAAGGACGGCGTGACCGAAGTGATCACTGACCTCTTTGGCACCATTACCGCCCTTGTGAGCGGTGACTGGGGCGGGGCAGTGACCGGCGGCATTACCACCGTGCTGGACTTTATGGGCACGGAGTTCGGCCGCCTGCTGATGAGCAAGGGCATGAACGCTCTGCTGGGACTGCCCAAAGCCTTCAGTGCGCTGGCGCAAGGCGGCGGTACCCTGAAGGTGATGGGACAGGTGGTCAAGGTGACCGGCGTGACCGAGAACCTTGGCAGCATCCTGGGCAACATGAGCGGCCTGTTGGGCTCTGCCACGGGCGGCACGGGACTGCTGGGAGAAGCACTGGGCGGCCTTGGCAGCATCGGCGAGATGATCACTGGCTCCGGCGGCTTACTGGGCGGTCTGGGAGAACTGGGCGGCACTCTGGTGAGCGTGCTGGGCTCCATTGGCCCCGAAGGCTGGCTCATTGGCGCAGCCATCGCTGGCGGCGGACTGCTGATCGCCAACTGGGACAAGATCGGTGATTTCTTCAGCGGGTTCTTTGACTGGCTGGGAAATGCCTTCTCGCACCTGTGGGACTGGATCAGCAACGGCTTCAAGGGCCTGGTGGACGTGGGCGGAAACCTGGTCTCCGGCCTGTGGCAGGGCATTACCGGCGCGGCGGGTGCGGTGTGGAACGGCATCTGCGACTTCGGCAGCAGCATCGTGAACGGATTCTGCGACTTCTTTGGCATCCATTCCCCCAGCCGCGTGATGGCGGGCATCGGTGAATACCTGAGCCTTGGTTTGGCGCAGGGCATCACCGACGAGACCGGCTCCGTGGTGCAGGGCGTACAGGACGTAAGCGACACGGCCCTTTCCACCATGATGGATCTGGCCCAGCGAGTGGGCGACATTGCCAGCGATGACTTCGAGTATGAACCCAGCATCCAGCCCGTAGTGGACATGAGCGACGTTCAAAATGGAGTGGACTGGCTGAACGACACCCTGTTCCAGAACGGCACGGTCGCCCTGAATGCAGAGCGCACCGCAGGCCTTGCCGCCAACGTGGTGCGCAGAGCCGAAGTGACCAAGGCCCAGCAGGAAGAGGCGAACAAGGCTGACCAGAAGGCAAACCCCAACGCCGACATCGTTTCGAGCGTGGAGGCACTGGGCGAGCACATCGACAGCATTGCCCGGGCCGTGGCCAACATGAAGGTCCAGATGAACGGCCGGAAACTGGTGGGCGAGATCATCAACGACGTGGACGAGGGGCTGGGGAAGATCAACCGGAGGAACAACCGATGATGGGACGGAGCGCAACTGACCCGGCGCTTTCCTCAAAGATCCCCACATTTGCGGGGCTTATTTTTAAGGTATATGACAATGCAGGGGCTTCCCGGGAATACAGCACGAGAGACTTCAACCTGATCCCCCTGAACCCCCTGCATGTCAATGCCTTTGAGGAAAAATACGAGACGATGGACTTTCCTTCCTACCACGGCACGCCGGAAAAGGCTCCGCTGGGAAAGAGGGTGTTCCAGAACTCGACCGGGAGCTGGGACTTTTATTATGTGGCGGACGGCGTACCACATTCCAGCTGGGATGACTACGGACGGCACGCCATGGACGATGTGCGGGAGCGATGCGGCATCCCCGACAAAACCGAACAAAGCATTCAGCTTTACCCCGACTGGTCGAGCCGGGAAGGTGACTGGACAAGCACCTATTTCCGAGATCGGAAGAGCACACG